GCCACCGAGAAGCGCGATGTCTCTCCCCAGGGCCGGGAGTAGTTCCCCTTTCGACTCCCGGTCCTTGAGAGGCTGGAAGGTTTCGACAGCGTCGGAGAGCCGTTCACGGACTGACGTTGGACCTCGGTTCGATTCCGAGCAGCTTCACTAGGACATCTCTCCGAGCTCGCGAGCTTTCGCGTAGAGGTTCTCGTAGTTCTGACGCATCTCTTCGGCGACTTCGGGGTCGTGATTGTCGTCTGCGATGAAGGCGAGGTATTGCTTTCGGGCGAGGAGTGTGAGCCTGCCGTAGCTGTAGTCGTTCCAGGTGATGTTCGTCATGTTGCCTCCTATGCAATCTTCGAGGGACGCTTGAGCTGAGTCTCAGGCCGTCCGTCGTACTCGTCGAAGTCGTGGACGAAGCCCTCGACGGTGATGGTGTCTCCGGCGTCGATGTTGAACGCCCATCCTGCGGAGGTGAACATCTTGACGACTTCGTGGTCAGCAGTCTCGATGGAGACGATGCGAGTCGTGCCTCCGAAGCGGTTGTCGAACGACTTGACGAACGCGACGGTCCCGGTCACGGTGACGCCATCTCCCGGCTGAGCGTCGAGGTGCTTCCACTCTGCGACCGGCTCGGCAGGCTGAGCGGGCTCGGCGGTAGCTGCTGCACGCTGGACGGCTTCGGCGCGTGCCTGAGCTTCGCGCTTGTCACGAGCACGCTCGAGGCGAGTGAGGTGCTTGTCGAACTGCTCAACGGTGTCGAACGTCTTGCCCTTCCAGCCGAGGCCCTCGCAGGGGAAGCAGTCTTCGGCGACAGCGGTCGCGTCGGTGTAGATGCTGGCAGGGAGACGCTTCCAGAAGATGCCGGTCCCTCCACACTTGTCGCAGCCACGTGCGAAAGTGCCCGCGTGAGTGACGTGGGCCTTGCGATTCTGGGGGGTTGTGATTGTGTTCATGCCATAACTGTAACACAACAACACACAACGCACAACAACCGAGGCAAGAATCTTTCGTGTCGTCCCGAAAAAGTTGGAAACACGTCCACAGGTATCATTGAGGTGTCGCATTGTGAGTCAGCTCTGGCGACATGACAATCGAGCGTCAGCGCCATTGGACCCCATACAGAAGACACACATTGGAGAATCATGTCTGAAATGCTTATCAAGCAGCAGACTGAGCAGCGTGCCAGCCCAGATGCGCGAGGTCATCGACCAGGCTGAAGAGCGTGGCGACGGCATGTCTCAGGAGGAGCTGCAGAAGATTGAGCGCATCGAGGCCGACATCACTCGCGCCGACGAGACCATCGCCACTGCTGAGCGTGCTGCTCACCGTGCTGCCGAGGCTCGCGACGCTGCCGGTGACTTCGTTCCTGCAGAGACCGCTCAGACCGAAGGGGACGTCTTCCGTTCCCTAGCACGTGGCGAACTTCGCGACCACTACTTCGGCGCTTGGAACACTCGCGCCACGCTGGTCCCCGCCACTGACACTGTCCGCGAGGACTTCAGCTCGAACGTGCTCCTGCTCGCTCGCGCTGTCGGACCCATGCTTGAAGAGGGAACTCTCATCTCGAGGGACTCCGGAGAATCTTTGCGCATTCCGACGCTGGACGCTTACTCGACTGCTGCTCAGTACGCTGCCGGTTCTGCCATCAGCGACTCCGAGCCCACGTTCGGAAGCGTTCTGCTCGAGCCCAAGAAACAGGCCTTTATCATCAAGGTCGCTTCTGAGCTGGCAGATGACGCATCGTTCCCGCTGGAGCAGACCCTGCAGACTCAGGCCGGTAACGCCATTGGTTTCCAGGTGAACAACCTGCTGACCGTGGGAACTGGTACGACTGAGACTGAAGGTGTTGTCACCGCTGCAGCTTCGGCTGTGGAGGCAGGTTCTACCGCTTTGACTGCGGACAACCTCATCGACCTCGCCTACAGCCTCGACTCGGCTGCACGCGCCCTGAACCCGAAGTTCATGGTGAACACCTCGACTCTCGGAGCAATCCGGAAGCTGAAGGACAACGATGGACGCTTCATCTACGACCCGGTTGGAACTGGACAGCAGACGCTGCTTGGCTTCCCCATCGTGGAGAACAGCGCCATGGCTGACATCGGCACTGGAGAGCGCAGCGTCGTGTTCGGTGTTCTCAGCAGCTACCAGATTCTCTCCACGGGACTCTCGGTTGCTGTGTCGACGGACGCGTACTTCGCGAACGACACCATTGGATACCGCTTCACCTTCCGGGTGGATGGCGCACTCAGCCACTCCAGCCACGTGAAGGCAATCGTCCACGCGTAACCCGCACAGACACGGAGAGCCCCCTGGCTGAAAAGCTGGGGGGCTTTCTGTATGCTGAACGTCGTGCGGAAACTTAAAGGGGCGCTCAGTGTGGCGTCGAACAGTTACGGTGTCGCGACGGGCTACGGTCAACAGGTGAAACTGCTCATCGACCGTCTGCTGCGTTCTGGCATGGATGTTGCGAACCTGTCGAACTTCGGACTCGAGGGACGCATTGAGAAGGGCTCCACTCCGTTCGGCAAGTTCCATCACTATCCAAAGGGCTACAAGCCCTACAGCGACGACGTCATCCCCGTCTGGCATGAGCACTTCCTGCAGCAGGTAGGGGAGAAGCCGGACGCCCTCCTCACGCTCTATGACGTCTGGGTCTACAAGGACCTAGCTTTCAATGGTGACTGGCTTGCATACGTGCCACTCGACCACGTAACGGCCCCTCCGAAGGTCGTCCAAGTTCTCCAGAAGGACAACGTTCATCCCATCACGATGTCTCCTCACGGGAAGCGTCAGCTCGACGCGCTCGACATCGACAACACCTACATTCCACATTCCATTGACACTTCTGTCATGAAGCCGACGAAGAAAATGGACGGCAAGCCGACACGACAGGTTCTGGACGTCCCTGAAGATGCGTTCCTTGTCTCGATGGTGGCAGCGAACAAGGCCAACGGGACAGTGCATCGGAAGGCGTATGCGGAGGCGCTCATGGCGTTCTCCATGTTCCGACAGTCACACCCCGACGCCTACCTTTACATCCACGCCATCCCGCACAATGCCTTCGGAGGATTCAAACTTCCGGACCTGTTGCAAGCTGTCGGACTGTCTGACGAACATGTTCGCATCGCTAACCCGCACGACCTGCGCGTGGGATACACAGACAAGGACATGGCAGCCATCTACACAGCCTCTGACGTGCTCCTAGCCCCATCCATGGGAGAAGGCTTCGGAGTCCCTATCGTGGAGGCTCAGGGCTGTGGCACACGCGTCATCACGTCCAACTGGACAGCGACCCCGGACATTGCCGGTCCAGACTCTTTCCTCGTCGATGGTCAACCCTTCTGGGATGAACCGGCTCAGGCCTTCTGGTGTGTCCCGCTCATTCAGTCCATCGTCCCAGCTTTAGAGGCTGCCTATGAGACGGGAGGCGGGACGTCGGAGGCATCCATCGAGTTCGCGAAACAGTTCGACGCAACTTCGCAGCATGACTGAACGCACGGGCTATCTCATCTTCGGCATGGAGGGCTCTGGCACTCGCATGCTGACGCGCCTGTTCATCGCAGCTGGCGCTCATGGCGACGGTGGACATGCACAGTCCATCGACGATGTGATGCCGACAACGGGCGAGCTCGATTGTCCGATTGTATGGCGACGGTCCTTCCCTCATGCCAGGCAAGCCGTTGATGTGTTGGAGATGGCGAACCGTATGCGCTCCGCTGGATGGTCGCCCTACAGCATCGTCATCGTCAGAGACTCACTGGCGAATCATCGCGCACAGGTCCCAGACCATGCGATGAGTGTGGCGGAGGCGTGGGCTAAGAATCAGAAACACTTTGCTCTCATGTTCTCTGGCCTCCGCAACGCTGGCGTGCCTTTCGAAGTGTGGACCTATGAAAACATCGTCCAACGTCCCTACGACGTGCAGGACTACATTGGCACAATGCAGGGGCTTGACCGTCCTGAGAAATACACGAAAATCGTCGACGCCAGCGAGAAGCATTGGGAGACGTGGCGGGCGATAAACTAGACGCGGAGGTCCCATGGCTATCAC